TATACCAAATATGAAAGCGTGAAGTGAACAATGCTCCGCAGACCTAATCCGATAGAGAAAAAAAACAATATGAACTGCTGCACCTGCTCCTACGAGGGCAGGTGCAGATTCGCTTCGAATATGAGCGCATCCTATCGCTCCGAGACAATCTGCACCTACTACACGAACCCGGAGAAAGGATGCTTTGAAGACAAAAAACAAGAAAGGAAAATAAAGAAATAATTATGAATAGTATTATCAAATGGATAGGCGGAAAACATCTTCTTAGTAAACGCATAATATCATTGATACCTAAACACAATATCTATTGTGAAGTTTTTGGTGGAGCTGGATGGGTTTTATTTGGCAAATCTGATGATAAAAAAGATTGGATAACAGAAAATAACAATAAATATACAGAAGTTTACAATGATATAAATAGCGATTTAATAAACTTTTGGAAATACATCAAATTTCATCCAGTAGCATTTGTTGCCGAACTTAATCAATATTTGGTTTCCCGAGAAATTTTTGACACTCTGTTACAATACGAGCCCAGAACAGAATTAGAACAAGCCGTTAAGTTTTATTATAACCTTAATTGCAGTTATGGTGCATTATCTAAAAATTTTACTATTTTCAAAGGACAAAAATATCTACAATTAAAAGATTTAGATATTGTTAAAAAAGCGTCAGAACGGTTAAAAAATGTGATTATTGAAAAACAAGATTTTGAAAAGCTCATTAAGAGATATGATACACCAGATACTTTTTTTTATATAGACCCACCTTACTATAAAAACGAACATTTATACGAAAGAATTAAATCTAGTCGCTTTGGCAAACATCAAGAATTGGCAGATATACTAAAAAGCATAGATGGTAAATTTTTATTATCTTATAATGATGATTCATTTATTCGTTCACTTTATAAAGATTTTATCATAGAAGAGATTGAAGCACCTTATTCGTTTAATGGTCATAGAAGGAAAACTGAATTGCTTATTCGGAATTATATATAATGCACGAAATATTCAATGCAAATAAAAATAATTCTTGACAATGTGTAATAATGGAGTATAAATGAAAGAGAGGATGAGATTTTTACCCAGTATCGAAAGGAATTTTAGTGCTTATGGCGATGCTGCCGGATCACCAAAATCACATTTTGGTTGACAAATAATTAATGCTGATTATTTTGTCTATATGAAAACATCAATGCTTAAGATGAACCCAAACAACCCACGCAGGATACAGCCCGACAAGCTGGAAAAACTTATGCGCTCAATCGAATCATTTCCTGAGATGATGAAGTTACGCCCAATAGTTTACGATCCCGAGACCATGCACGTATTAGGTGGCAACCAGCGGCTCGCAGCTATTAGAAAGCTTGGCATGAAAGAAATACCCGATGAGTGGGCGATCGCCGCCACTGATCTCACGCCAGAGCAGCAAAAGGAATTTGTTCTGCGAGATAATGTGCAGCTCGGTGATTGGGACTTTGAGGTGCTGTCTGCTGAGTTTGGCGAATTTGATCTTGGAGAGATGGGAATGGAGGTGCCGGAAGTAAGTTTTACTCCAAGCGAAACTCCAGGCATGACCGAAAATAACGTAACAGACAAAGACGTAGAAAACGAAACGATCTCCCCGAATGTGGAAGATAAAAAAGACTACATTGACCTTATTTGTCCTAAGTGCGGCCATGAATACTATATTGAAAAACCCTGATATTGACACTCTTCTCAAAAATGCAAAGTTCGTGTTTGCTAAAAGCATGCCTAAAATGCCTCATCATTACACACTGAGAGAAACATGGGACTCTAACACATTTGATTACGTAGTCCAGAAAATACGAGAACTGGGAGTGCCTGAGAGGTTTTTTAAAAAGACGTATATCTATTATTACGCAAACGGGTATAAATACTGGACAATGGGAAACCCGACAGACCAAACAAAACTTATAAACAGGGCAATAAGTGATAAAGCAGATCAGTTTTAACGACATAAAAATGTTGTTGCCAGAAATGCGCAAAAGTGGCATACTTATTTCTGACAAAGTAACGTTGTTTGGATTCTATGAGCAAGACAAATTAGTCGGAATTTCTGGTGTAAAAATGGGCAAAAAAGCTTATTTCAAAATGTCATATACTATCCCTTCAATGAGAAAAAAGGGGATATTCCATGCACTCCTATCGCATAAAATAAAATACGCCAAAAATAACGGTGCAAAATCCGCATATGCTAATTGCACTAAGCAAAGCTTAAATGCTCATTTGTCGTTTGGCGGGAAAATAGCTAAACAATACAAAAACGGCATAACAAGAGTAGAGTATGCGAATCTATAAAAAAGAAACCGTCTTAAATGCTGCTTTGTCCAGAATTAGCTATTTATTTGATGAATTTGAAGACGTTATCGTGTGTATGAGTGGAGGCAAAGACAGCACTGTGTGTTATGAGCTGTGCAAGAAAATAGCTGGGGAGAAGAATCGGCTCCCATTACGGGTCATGTGGATAGATCAAGAGGCAGAATGGCAAGGAACGGTTGACTACATGACCGGCATTATGGAAGATAAAAACGTGCTTCCCATGTGGTATCAAATGCCTATAGTAATCACAAATAATGCATCAAGCTATAATAGATTTTCATATTGCTGGGATGCAGAGAAAAAAGACGATTGGATCCACCCTCAGCACGATCTTTCTATAAAACAAAATACATACGGAAAAGAAAGATTTCATGATTTATTCGATGCTATTATTGGGAAAGAATGCAGCGGGAAAAAGGCGTGCTATATCGCAGGAATGAGAGCAGAGGAGAATCCTAAGCGGGCAATGGTACTTACAAGGGGAGTAACATATAAGGGCATAACGTGGGGGAAAGTATTAAGCAAGAAAAATGATCATTATACCTTTTATCCAATATACGATTGGAGCTATACCGATGTTTGGAAATACATTGAAAGCACTGGCTCAAAATACAACAAGGTGTATGACCACATGTTTAAGTATGGAGTTCCTGTATCAGGCATGAGAATATCTAATCTGCATCACGAAACAGCGCTTAAACACCTTACAGAAGTTCAAAAGATTGAACCCACTACGTGGGCAAAACTGCAAAAAAGGATAGATGGCGCAAATACCATAAAGCAAATAAAACTTAATTCATTTACTTGCCCTGGCTCTCTCCCCAACGCATTCAAAACATGGAAAGAATATGCTTTCTACTTGGCAGAAAACATAATTCAAAAACAGAAAGACCGGGAAAAATGGGTAAAACAGATTAATTATGATTATGAGTTTTCATTCATATCAAGGGGAGAATCCATAGAAACAGACTTTTGGAAGGTTGCCATTAATACCATCCTGTCATCTGATTGGGACTTTACAAAAATGCAAAACTTTAGACTTACGCAGCACGTAAATGCATTCCGTCAATTCCATAGAGGAATATATAAACAAGAAATGGTAAAGTATTCTAAGTATCTAACTAAAGCGCAAGTAGATGAAATTAAAAAGGCAGTTCAAATTGAAAACAATAAAAGAAATTAACGAGATTAAGATAGCGCTACACAAAGAAAGCCCCATTCAGCAGCCCGTTGATTGCGTCTTATGGGTGCCTATAGAAAAGGTGGAGCCTAATGACTATAATCCTAATGCAGTGGCAACAGTAGAAATGGGGCTGTTGTATAAAAGCATTAAGAAAGATGGTTATACGCAGCCAATAGTAACGATATATGACGCAGACAGGGACAAGTATATTATTGTTGACGGATTCCACAGATATTACGTATGCAAGACTAAGAAAGACATTTACGAAGCTAATAGCGGCATGGTGCCAATTGTAATCATAAAGAAAAGTATTTCAGAAAGAATGGCTGCAACTGTTAGGCACAACAGAGCAAGAGGTGAACACAGCATAGATGGTATGAGTAACCTTGTATTTAAGATGCTTGACGAAGGCATGAGTGATGCGGACGTGTGTAATGAGCTTGGGATGGAGCCAGAAGAGCTTTTAAAGCTAAAACATCTTACTGGATTTTCAAAGCTTTTTGCAAATACGGAATACAAAATGGCATGGGAAACAAAAAATCAAATAATAGAAAGAATGAAGTATGAAAAAGCAACAAAATCCTAAAGCTAAAAAACCCACAGGCCGGCCTCGCATTAAGCTGGACCCTAAGCAGGCTAAGATTTTTGGCTATTTCCGTGCCACATACGACACAATGGCTGAGCAGATCGGCTGCCACGTAGATACAATCCGAGCTGCTATGCAAGACGAAGATTCTGAGTTTTCCAAGGCATATAAAAAAGGATTTTCGTCAATGAAGATGAAACTGTCCGAAGCGCAAGTCAAGACAGCGATTGAAGAACATAATTCTACCCTTTTAGTTTGGCTCGGAAAACAATATCTCGATCAGAAGGATAATCCAATGCCTGATGAGGATGTGAACAAAAATTATACAGTTATATTAGTGCCAAAAAAGCAGGCAGAAAGTGATAACAATTAGATTACGAGAAGAGGATTTTTTGACGCATCAATGGCAATTCTTGAATGATTGGTCAAGGACACTCGGATTGGTAGGTGGTCTCGGCTCAGGAAAAACAATCAGTTTTCTCTACAAAGCATTACTTTGTCTCACAAAACGACCGGGAGCAATCGGCAAATCTAATATAGGGATTGGTTATCCTACTTATGAAATGGGGAAATCTTTATTCTTTTTCCCGTTCTGTGAAATACTTGATGAATGCAAAATAAATTATACTTCAAATATATCTAATCTTTTAATAAAAACTGATTTCGGAGATTTGCATATCAAATCTATTTCATATCCTGAGAGAATAGTTGGCGAAACATTTACGGATGCAGGAATTGATGAAATAGATATTATCCCCAAGCTCAAAGGTATAAGGGCAGTAAATCGCTTCAGGGAAAGATTGAGAGGCAGAAAAGATAGTCAATTGTTTATGGTCAGCTCTCCAGAAGGATTTTCAACTTGTTATGAAGTTCTTCAGGAAAAACCAAATCCAGGGACTAAACTAATTAGAGCAAAGACAACCGATAATATATATCTCTCT